TCTGTTTTTTGTTGACTAACTGGTCTAGAACTGCTAGAACATTGGTATAAGTTAAACAAAAGCGAGGAATACAAAATGGTAATGTTAAACACAGCAATTCAAGCAATTCAAAACAGTGACCGTGATCAGTTAAATCAGATTATTGCCGCAGTTAAACTGCGCCAAACATACCTTGCTCGTCAAGCATCACGTTCGTTTATGGTAGGTGACATTGTATCATTTACTGGACGCCGCAATGCTACAGTAACAGGGCGTGTTACAAAAGTTAATCAAAAAACAGTTGTTGTACTTGATAACAATTCTTCAACTCAGTGGAAAGTTACAGCATCAATGTTGACTCCACTTAGCATAGGAGTGTAATCAGATGTGGGCTGTTGAATGCAGAAATTTTGGTGAGAAAAAAGATTACTTTTATCAGTCTGGATTGACAATGAAACAAGCTCACCGTATGGTCGCAAAAATGTCAAACAGTGGCAACTGGGCTCAATGTCGTGCTTGGGATAAAGTTGTTGAGTGGAAGCAAGAAGAAGCTAACGAACGCATTCGTAAATTTAGTGGAAAGTTGTCAGTATGAAAAAGACAGAAACAGTTTATAATGTAGAACAGGCATTGCAATTGGCAGTGCTTGTTGATAGTCAGCAAGGATTTATTAAAAGTGGTCATGGGTTTTATGACAGTGATCGTGGCGAAGAAACCAAAGACAATAAAACTGCAATCTTTCACTATCTAAATGGCACTGTAGATATGCCAGTAATTACTGACACACTAAAGGAACGTGCCGCTGAAATCCGTGAGTATTTTAAACAATCACTAGTTGGCAAAAAACTTATGGGCACCCTTAATAGTTTTGAAGATGGTGTTATGAAGTCAATTAGCAACGATATTACTAATTCGTTTGGCATCAGTGTTATTGCTAGTTTGCCTAACAGTTTGCGAGTTGCAAAAAAGCGTGAAGACTTAGACGACTGGTTTGATAACTTGCGTAACAAAAGTGAGTTTGTTGGTAAACGTGGCGAACGCCTGCGTTTTGGTGCATATGTTCGTGATGTAAAATTTATTGCAAAATATGGCATTCACTTAGTAACGTGTGTTGATAAAGATGAAAACATTGTTAAGTTCTTCTTTAGCAAAGAACCTGATATTGCAGGATTACTTGAAGGCCGTAATGTTATTCTTACTGGCAAAGTTAAACAACATGACGTCAGCAAGTTTAGTCAGTGCAAAGAAACTGTAATTAATTACGTAAAAGTAGAAGAAAGTGCTTGACTTATAAAATACTGATGCTATTATGAATATATAAACAGAGCAAATGGAGTGAGAAACAGATGCAAGAAGTAATAGTACATACCGGAACATATCGTAATATGCCAGTAACAGACAAAGTCTTTAAAATGACTAAAGAGTATAAGGACGGCGCAAGCGGACCTTATATCACAGTTTGTGGCAAAGAGCATTCTGATATGCCAGATCGTAATGTCCGTATTAATGTTAAAGGAACAAGTTGCTTTTCATTAATGACAAATGGTGAAGTAGAAGCACCAGAAAAAACTGAAACAGACGAACAGATAATTGAACGGCTACGTGAGCGGTTCCAAGTTCTAGAAGATATGACATATGCATCATGTGATGGTGTTGTTCGTGGTATGGTTGTTACAGGTCCTCCAGGTGTAGGTAAATCCTACGGTGTAGAGAAAGTAATGAACGAAGCGGAAATGATGAACAAAATGGGCGGTGGTACCAGTGGTACTGGTCGCAAATACGGAATGGAAAAAGGTGCGGCAAGTGCCATTGGTTTGTATAAACTACTTTATGAGTATGCAAACGAAGGCAGTGTACTAGTATTAGATGACTGTGATAGTGTGCTGTACGATGAGACATCACTTAACTTGCTTAAAGCGGCACTAGATAGTAGCCCAAAGCGTTTCCTAAGCTGGCGTAGTGAAAGCCGTGTGCTTCACAACGAAGGCATTCCAGACAAATTCGAGTTTAAAGGTTCAATTATCTTTATTACTAACCTCAAGTTTGAAAAAACACGTGGTAAGATTAAAGATCACCTAGACGCTATTATGTCACGGTGTCACTATTTGGACCTTACACTGGATACAATGCACGAAAAGTGGTTGCGTTGTAAGCAGATCGTCACTGACGGTATGCTGAATGAATATAAATTTAGTGAAACTGAACAATCAGACTTGCTAGATTATATTCACACTAACCGTAACAAGCTACGTGAAATGAGCTTGCGTATGGTGCTTAAAATTGCCGATCTAAAGAAAATGAACGGTGAAAAATGGAAGCGGTACGTAGAAATGACTTGTATGCGCCGTAATTCCTAATAGACAGTGCAATAGTGGACCTCCTCTGTCTGCGTCACTCTCACTCAACGCTATTGCACAAACTAGGGCTCGGTAAGACATCTTACCGAGCCTAATTTATTATAAGTATTATTGACAACCTCCAACATATAGTGTAGAATATAAACATGAAATGTAAAATTATCCTTAAAGATGAAGTGAACTGTAAAGTCGAAGGTCTCGACTTACAAACTCGTCGCAAATGCGAACAAAAACTAAAATTCTTTTTACCCTATGCAAGACATGTACCTGCCTATAAACTAGGTCGTTGGGACGGTTGTGTAGGTTATTTTACTATGGGCGGCAACACATTTGTAAACGCTCTTAGTCATATTATTCCAATTCTTCAAGAACAACGTTACGATTTTGATATAGAAGACAACCGTAATAGTTGGGACTTGAAGTTTTCAGAAGTGACTGAAGATCACTTTAGTGATCGAGTATGGCCAGACAAACATCCAGCCGCAGGACAGCCTGTAATGCTACGTGATTATCAAGTAGACATTATTAATAAGTTTATTAACAATACACAAAGTATTCAGGAAATTGCTACTGGTGCAGGCAAGACATTAATGACAGCCGCACTTAGTAATCTAATAGAGCCATATGGGCGTAGTATTGTAATTGTGCCTAACAAAGACCTAGTTACACAAACGGAAGCAGACTACACTAACTTGGGATTAGATGTGGGTGTGTACTTTGGTGATCGAAAAGACTTTGGTAAAACACATACCATTTGCACTTGGCAAAGTCTAAACATCATGGAAAAGCGTTTCCGTGATGGTGAACAAGATTGGGGACTAGACGAGTTTGCTGAAAACGTAGTATGCGTTATGGTAGACGAAGTACACCAAGCTAAAGCAGATGTACTTAAAAAACTACTAACAGGATCATTCCGTAATGTTCCTATTCGTTGGGGGCTAACTGGCACAATACCCAAAGCAGACCATGAGCGTCTGAGTTTAGAAGTAAGTTTGGGAGAGGTTGTGCATCAGTTAGCGGCAAGTGACTTACAAGAACAAGGTGTACTAGCACAGTGTGACGTTAATATTTTACAATTACAAGATAGTGTAAGCTATGGAAACTATCAGAGTGAATTAACATACTTGACAACTGATAAAAATCGTTTAGACTACTTAGGAGACGTCATTGCTAATATGGCTGAAACCGGCAATACACTTGTACTAGTAGATCGTATTAAAGCAGGCGAAGGTTTAGTTGAGCGTTTAGGTGAAGACGTAGTGTTTATCAGTGGTAGCATGAAATCTAAAGATAGGAAAGATGAGTATGATGAAGTTAGTGAAGCAAATAACAAAATTATCATTGCAACCTACGGTGTGGCTGCCGTGGGTATTAACATTCCACGTATTTTTAATCTGGTTCTTGTGGAGCCTGGCAAGAGTTTCGTAAGAGTAATCCAAAGTATTGGTCGTGGCATACGAAAAGCTCAAGATAAAGACAGTGTTCAGATATGGGATATTACTAGTAGTGCAAAATTTAGTAAGCGTCACTTAACTGAACGCAAAAAGTTTTATAAAGAAGCAAATTATCCGTTTAGGGTAGAGAAAGTAAACTATAAATGAAAATATTAACAGTAGACAATGAAAGTTATGATTTAGACTACGTACCAGAAGAAATTGAAGACATACGATATTGCGTGTTAGACTACAGTGATAAAGACAACGCAGACTATATTTTTGTGCCACTGGTATTTTTAGAAAGTTTTAGTTGTCCTGCAGCAGTTCTTAGGATAGGAAAACACACAGTTAGTGTGCCACTGGATTGGAATATAATTGTATGTGATCCAATGGTGGGAGATCCAGAAGTATTGCCAATTACAAGTTTAAATGATCGTGGATTTAAGGCATTTATGATTAATCCAATTAGTGGATTTATGCCCGAATTTACAGAAGTAGAAATAGTAAACATTTATCAAGATATGAAATGGTATTTCCCTAAATTGAAATATGGACATATACTAGCAGTGCCAATCGAAGATACAGAAAAACCCAAGTGTGTTTATTTTGTAAAAGAGACAGCTAAAATACCTGATATATTAAGTACGGACGATTTGTGGTAATGAGTAAAAAAACGTGTGATGCTTTCTTTTGTACCAAACGAGTACCTGCCAAATATAGATATTGTTATGATTGTGCCAAAGTAAAAGGACACATCGGTGGTAATGGCATTGGGTTGTTTGGATGGTTGTTTATAATATTCATTGTATGGGCAATATTTTTATGAGTGGACAAAGAAGATTTTTAAAGGTTTGGGCTAGAACAGTTGGTATGCCAATTGGCGTTAGCGATGATGATAAGCCTGAGTTTTTACCTATCACACAAAAAGA